GAGAAAATGAGTTGTAAGCCTCCGTGATCGATTCCACGATCCCATTGCTTACTAAGCTCATTCGAAAACATTCTAACCCAAGGCCCTGTTAAACACTGGGCTGTGGGGTTCAATGCTTGAATTGCTCGGTCATCATAAATTTCTTTAAACATAATTTCCCGTTTAACGAACATATTAACGTGACCCAAAGAGCTGATAGGCTTACTAAAATTAACAAATTCTGTATAATGTTTTCTATACATATTTTGCTTAGCCAAAGGAAAGGGTTTGACCCAATCCTCAAAGGTTGATGCTATTACAACCTTGAACTCAAGTATTGACGGATACTTCGTGCTCACACCTAGCGCAAATTGGCTAAACTTCTCCCAGTCGTCTTCGTCTGGTTCTGGTGTGGGCATTAATACCCTAGAAATGATTGCTGTATCTTCATTATCCACCGTATTGGCGGACACATAGACAGGATGTGTTGGGAATGTCCACCCACCCTTCAAAGGTCCTCTAAAGGTGGGCCGTTTCCAATTTATGAAGCGGTTGTACTTACCAGTTATGGTTTCTCTATACGACGGTCTATGAACAACAGGGCCACTCAACTCAACTTGAGTCGCTGTGGCTTCCTGTATGCGGTTAACTGCTCGTCGGTACCCTGACTGAAGAGTTCCCCCCATCGCCAGGAGGGTGAAAATGTAACCTAGGTATCTGGTTTTAATAGATCCTGTTCGAACCATAATCTTGTAAGATAATAATGCAATCATGCATGTAGGCGCTAGCAAATGGATGCTGTATACTGTAGCTCGGAGCACCCAATTGGGCGCTATTGGGACTTCCCACGAATTTCGTGGCCCGAGGTTTTGTGTTGCTGGTCGTAAAACCACATTTCCCACTACAGATTCAAAGTCGGCATTTCGAACGAAACCGATGGCACTGGACAAAAAGACACTTTGGTCTACGTCATGTGCTATTAGTTGTTGTGCGGCTTGGTGTTTTTTCATTCTATCCAACACCATATTAAAATTCACCGCATTACGTTCTTTGTTAAGTGAGGCCATGGAGGCCAACTCCACCAATGATTTGTAGACTACAACTTCTTTACCGTTGTGTTTTACAATCATCTCATTGCCCATTAACAAAGCGTTCGTTGACTTAACATAAGCATACCTAGCGTTCTCGAACACTGGCACACTGTCGACTTGCCCATAAACAGGGGCTTGCATCCATTCATTGAAAGTTGGAAGTTTGCGAGGCGAGCATTTAGTTGCTCGATGGAAAGTTACCACGGACATCTCTCCTACCTGGTATTCAAACTTCCAAGTCATGTTTCCCCTACCACTCTGATATAAATCAGATTGGAACAGCCACAACAAAGCGTCATGTAGGTAAGGGTTTGCTCCTCTAACAGTCATTTCAACGTTCCCGTTGGCTCTAACCATGTACTTGGCCTCGCCACAAGCGAATTGGCCATGTACTTTGGTGAAGCTGTGTATGACTGCCGTAACCGAAATATGCCTTAAAACCAAGTCCAACACTTGGTCTTTAGTCAAATAGTACAACACGTCAACCAACATTAAATGGCCCGTTGGTACGTGAAAGCATTCATTAACTAAGCAAAAACAAGAAGTTACCTCTTTTCTTCCTAGCATATTATAATAATCCCTATAAGCCCGTTTTATTTTTCTGGGGTCATAAGGTTTTGTCTTATTATTAATTAACGCCAACTTAGCCTTGCTGAGACGTTCATCGTCTCTTTGGTCCACTATAGGCCTACAAACATGTACGTTAAACCTATGGTGAGCTAAATGGCGAGCTAGATTGCCTCCCCCGTCTACAACAATGTGTCCATCGAACCGTTCCGTGAGGATGGTCCAGACTTTGTTTTCAGCCAAAC